CAATTTCATACTATAGTTATGTTATACTTTTTTTTCATAAACCCATGAACACCCTCAAATGTGGGATAACTCCATAAGTACCATCGAGACCAAAACCCTGCACTACCTAAACCACTTAACTTCCAATCTTCTTTATCACTGGTAGTTACACCAAGCATGAGGTTTTGTATTTTTTTGGGATCCCTTTCTGCAATTATACGTCTGGGTATCTGACCCCCGTGACGAAGAACATAGGAACGCATTCGTGAAGGATTCTTGTGTTTGGTGTAGTCTGAATATCCACTCGCACCAAAGTCAACAGTCCTGTCGTCTTCTAATATTGCCCTGAATTTTTTCTTGCGATCAGGGCTACGAATAACTTTGACACGCATACTTATATTTTATACATATTTAATTACCACAGCACTTGTACGCTTCCTTCTTGGGAAGAAAGAAAAGGTGCTCTGGTCCACGCTTCACACGGTAGAGATGATCGTAAAGATGTAAGAGGGCATAGGCGACAATAGCAGTACCTAAAACGGGGTTCTTCATCTTACGAGTTGTCCACGCATGGTACACAATAAACGCGAGGAGGATGAACTGAACGATAGTGAGTGCTGGGAGAGCTGGCATCTTGAAGCGATGCTCAACAGTCTTGACTTCTTCCGCGGGTTCGGGGGTTGCATATCCTGACTTGTAACAATGGGGCATTTATTATAGAAGTATATTTTTTTTACAGATGCTTTCTACAAGTAGCGATATACATATCACTCCCCCCAATGAGTTCAAGCTCCTGATTCTTTACAATCCTCTTCGTGAAGGGCCCTGGTGTTCCATCTTTGCAACGCATACAGAGGGCAGACAACTTTGTGACCTCACATGCTATTGGGATACAATCCAGGAGTTCACCAAACTTATTTTGAAATGAATCTCCATCCAAACCCGCTATGATTACATCCTTATTTACACACATGCAGCACTCCACAAACTTCTTGAGACGGGGGAAGAATTGAGCCTCATCAATGGCTATGATGTCCGCGTTATTAAACTCCTCCTTGTTTATGAGTTCGAAAAGCTCATAGACCTTGAAACAATTAAACTTTACATTGTCGTGAGTCTTCAAAACTTCATCGGGGGAACGTGTATCCTTAGCAGAGTTGACAACCAAAATTTTCTTACCAATGATCTTTAAACGCTTCAATCTTCTAATAAGTTCCGAGGTTTTACCCGAAAACATATTTCCCATAATTATCGAAAGCCCCATCCTATCTCACTAATGTAGAAATATATTTTTTATATCCAAAAAAAATATAATAATGTTATAAGAGCAATGTTTGGTCCATCCAAAAATACCAAACAAAAATATATTGACGGTATCCGGAGGTGGCAAAATTCTAATTTACGAAATGTAATGTGGTATGAATGGACAACGAAATCATTAAATCAAATGGAAAGGGCGTTGCGTAATATGTACGATTACTCGGAAGTTTTAAAATTACTAAGGAAATACCCTTCTTTACAGAAGCTGGCCACCCTCCCACGGGACAGGTCTTTACACGACGGTCTTAATCGTAGAATTAAAACAGTAAAAGATAGTATTGAAGATTTTAAACAATTAAAACAAAGACAAAAAATTCATTTATTTGTTCTAAATTCGATAAATAAACTGATAAAAAAATACGAACCCAAATCGATAATGATGTTCACTAAAAATATGAGTTCAATAAAACGAAACACTTCAAATGCTATTGGGACAGGTGAGGAAATAAAGAAAATGAAAATTATTATAAACAAATATTTTCCAATTATAAGCAAAATTTCGGGGGGAGGACTAAATAATCTGCGTTCGTTACAATGGACGATGGCGATGCTCGCGGAGGGGCGCGACGAGCCCGTGGAGGGGAAGCCGTCGCCCTATAATATATCTAATCGTGTGAAAAATAAATTGAAAACGGAATTAAACTATTTTCTCAATAAAAAGTAAGAATGAATAACACAATAATTAATCAAAAATACCTATTACGTATTTTTTCCAAAGTGAATAAACTTAATAATGTTCCAACACAGGAAAGACCAGTATTTATTATAAAATATGGTCCACCTGCATCCGGTAAAGGTTCTCGGGGTGTGAAAAGTGTTATTGAAAGTTTTGGACACCCATTAAACTCTTATATTGATATCAATGTAGATGATGTTGTTGAAAGTCTTAACACATTTAAGAAAGATTCTAGAAAAATTTTGAACGCCAAAGGACTTACTACAGCTGAACAAATCAACCAAATTTTAAATAAAGCCACTAATAAAAATGCTGAAAATTTTAGTAAACCTTATTTTACTACACGTTTCAATAAAAGACTTGCGATTCCAAACCAAATGGATCTATTAATGAAAAATGCCATAATAGCACGTAAAAATATTTCTTTTGAAACCACTGGTGGTACAGGATTTCCGTCTTGGATATTTGATGTATTTAAAGAAGGGTTAAAAAATTATGATATTAAATTTATATTTCCTCTCGTAGATTGCTCAGAAGGATGGAGTAGATACAAAAGACGTCCAACAAATTCTTATTTGCGTGGAGGTGTTTTTCGTTTTGGTAGCAGTAAAAAGCAATATATTCAACAATATATAAAAAGTTATAATGAGTTTTTAAATGGAGAAATTGCTATGCGTAGTGGTAAATATGGCGGTGTTGGTAAGAACGCACGATATTTTGTAATACCAAGAACTGGTACAGGTCTGATAAGTAATTCTTCAAAGTATCGTCCTGTAGTTAGAATGTTAATTGGTGAAGCCAAATCGTGGGGTAAAAGTCAAGGTATACAATTATAATCTTCATAAAAAGTAAGATGCCTCTCTCAGACGCCGAAATCACCAAGAAGGTTGGGCAGTTGCGGAAAACGGAGGGCAAAATCTACGCACCCCTCAAGTACTTCAGGGGGCTTGAGACCTTGGGGCAGGTCGAGACCCGCTACAAGAAGATGCTCAAGAGGGACTACAAAGATTTCAAAACAGACAGTGGGGTCAAGACCCGCACCTCCTCCTACACCCAGAAGTTTAGGAAAAAGTATGGATCAGAGGTCAAGTCTCTCCCAGAAATCTCGAAGGCCACTGGGATACCTCTAAAGACCCTCAAGACGGTCTACAATAGGGGACTCGCTGCGTGGAGAACCGGGCATCGTCCGGGAGCCTCTCCACAAGCGTGGGGGTACGCGAGGGTTCATAGTTTCGCCACTAAGGGGAAGACGTACTACACTGCTGATAAGGATTTGAGGTAAGATATTACATACGCTTTGGTGTAGATCCATGATAACCTTTTCGAGGCCAATCTTGACCTCCTTTCGTATACACAAATTCTCCCATTTCTTGTAATACCAGAACTTCTGTATACGATAAGTTTTCTCGTTTAATACGTTCCAGTTGTAAACGCTGTTTTTCAATATGAGTACCCAAATCAAACCCCGGTGGAATCTTATCAGATTTTTCACTATTTTCTGTGCTTCTCAACAATTGAAGATTTGTATAGTGAAAACATATCTCCTGATGTTCTGTGTTAGTCATGTCAAAAACTTCACATGGTATATAGTGATCAATAACTAAACCATTATCCTTTTTTCCAAGTTCTATATCATCATATTCCGGACTTTTTAGTCTGAGATAATCTATTATGCCCTGTCCACTTGATAGACCAATCAGTTTTATAGTGTTATCAGACTTCTCACCGACGCCATTTACAGCCTGATTTAAACGACGACGTAAGTTATCCAAAATTCTAAATCCTTCGTCATTTTGGCGACGTTCTCGTAATCTGTGTTTCCCGACTCGTTGGTGATATTCCTTCCTTTTTCTTTTCTGTTCTTCTATATAATCAGGATCCTGCTTTCGAATTTCTTTTCGTTTCTTTTCAAGTTCGAGTATTTCCTCTCTATTCTCAAGGTAACGTTCTTTTTGTTTTGTAAGTTGTTCCTCCCTGTTTTCGATATACCACGATTGCGTGTACGCCTTGTGGCATTTTATACACATTCCCGTTCTTAATTCGGTGTTGAAATGTTCAATAGATAACATTTCTTTACATTCTGTGCAGTGTCGTTCAACAACGTTTCCATTTTCGTCTCTAATAATATCCGCCCTAAATTCCCTTCGCCTATCGGTAGAATTCTCACAACCTTTACACGACGAACGATATCCTGAACTTTCACCCACATGTAAAGCGAACTCAGACATTGGCAACATTTGTCCACATGTTGTACATTCTCTATGAGTAAGAGTACCATTATCATCTCTGATTTGGTTGAATCTGGGTCTTAATGCCGGCTTTTCATAATTTTCCGGGTCCTCGAGATACCGTTTGAATCCTTCTTCGGCTTCTTCGTGTGTAGGATAAATTCCTAGGTACTCACCCTTATAAGAAAGCTGAAAACTATTATCACCCCGTTTGAATATTGTACCTGTCTGTCGAGTTGCAAAATCAAAATTTTCGGGGTCTGCTTTATAACGCTCTATAGCTTCTTCAGCTTCTTCTTTCGATGAGTAAGTACCAAGTGCAACCTTCTTACCATTGACCGATACGTGTGCTAAGTAACGTTTACCTAAATTAGAATCACTTTCCGTAATCATACCACTACCAGAAGGACGTTGAAGTAAGGGAACCCGGAAATTTTCTGGATCTGCTATATAACGCTGTATAGCCTCTTCAGCTTCCTCTTCAGACGGGTACTGTCCTAAATATTTGGTACCCACTTTAGCCTGCCATTTAATTGTGCCATGACTGGTAATTTGTTTAATACTACCGGGTCTCCGTCTCCGTGACATCTTAACACGTATTCACTTAAATTCTCTAAGCCAACAAAATTCTGCGTTAAATACAAGATGGTTCACCTGGACCGAATACACGAAGAAATTCGTGTTTTAAACATAAAAGACGAAACCTTACTATCGTTTCGTGTTTTTGAGAATTTCAATAAAAGACTTTGTTTTTTTTTAAAAAGTTCATGCAATTCGGGTGCATATGCTAGATTCATTTTTCTTATAAAAATAAGATATAACATTCTAACTTAGGTCTTTTAAAGAATAAAACTCATATGAAATAAATGGAGAGTCGCCGCCCCCTCCCCCTCCGTTTCATCTCTGTACCCAAGCAGGAAAGGCCCCGTATAAGTTGGGAAGAATACTTCATGAAGACTGCCCAGCTCGCGTCCGTCAGGTCTCCATGTGAGAGACTCCAGGTGGGGTGTGTCTTGGTGAAGAACAACCGCCTCATCAGTATGGGCTATAATGGATTTCTGGGTGGCTGCGAACACAAATCCATAGTGAGGGACAACCATGAACAAGCCACGATAC